GAGGAATCCCCATATAGAGGGACATATATAAACTTGGCTCGCTGGTGTAATCAGCCTTCAATGTTTAAAAAGAAGTCATACAGAGAGTTTGTAAAGGCGAATGGAGCTAATAGCAGCACTAACAAGTATTTTGAAGAAGTAGATTTTGTCGATGAAGAGTTTTACGATATGAGGCATGATCAGTTAAATAGATATTGAATCTCAAAAAAATATCCGGCAATTTTTGACCAAACTTTTCCCATGCCCACCAAAACGTGTTATATAACACATCCTAATATTTGGCAATTACAAATTAAATGATTTACTTTGCAAAGATAAGCATCCTCGGCGTTAAAGGTAAAGATGGTCGCTGCGAATAAATAAAACCTAAAACCATACATTAATAGGACGGTGCTGCCTATTTTAATTGCTTCTTTAGCTCAGCAGATAGAGCCTGACAGGAAGCTCAAAAATTAAAGATATTATGAAAATGACTTACTACATTGGAGTTGATATTATTGGTCAACCGATTTTTGTGCATCACTTTTTAAAAGAAATACTATGAGTAATTTAGTAGAATCAATCGCCTTAATGCAGGCTGAGATATCTGAGTTGAGAAGAATACTTGGATGCTTGAATTTATTTTCTTTCGATAAGAAATATGATACATTTGTGGAGTTCTCGGATGGTACAGGAACGAGTTCCATGGTATTTGAAAACGTTAAAAGGTTACATTTAAGAATAGAAGAACTTGAAAAATCAATACCTAAAAACTTATGAAACCTCACGACAAACTTCAGTCCGACAATAATGCTTACGTATATTTACATATAGATATTGCAACTGATGACGTGTTTTATGTTGGAATAAGTAATAATAACGATGGAGGCAAATATAATAGGGCAAATAGAATACATAGTAGGAGTAGATTTTGGAATAACTATACAAAGCTTAACGGTTTTAAAATTGAAATATACAAAGACAATATTAGTTGGAAAGAAGCTTGCAAATTAGAAAATGAACTTATTATCAAATTTGGTAGAAGGGATATTAAAACTGGAAATTTGGTAAATCTAACTAATGGAGGAGAGGGGTTTATAGGACACTCAAAAGAAATGAAAAAATCTCTATCTATAGGGACTAAAAAATCATGGGCTGATGGGAAGATGGATATTTTACTGAAAAAAATATATAAATATTCTGATAATGGAGAGTTAGTAAGCAGTTTTAATTCAATTAAAGAAGCTGAAAAGGAAACTAAAATCTGTAGAACAGAAATATCTGCATGCGTAAATAATAAGCGACTAAGGGCTGGAGGTTATTTTTGGTCTTTTGAAAACAGTGGAGTTAAAGTGCCAGAACTTAAACCAAGAGGGTGGAGTGGAAAGGTTGGTATAGTTGGGTATGATATAATTACAGAAAAAGTATATACATTTGCATCCGAAAAAGAGGCAGAGATTTATTTTAAAATATCGGGGTTGTCCACAAGTATATGTAAATGCATTCATGGTGAAACAGAAAGGGCAAATGATATTATATGGTACAACTCAGAACACGACAGTAATTTAGCACTGATAAAGAGAGCTTCTATTCGAGGAGAAAGAATGATTGTCAGGATTGATAAACTTAATAATATAGAGATATTCAACAACCTTAAAGACGCCTGCTTTCTCACAAATGGAATAGATTTTAGAAACGTTTCTGCTTGTACATTTGGGAAACAGAAAACAGCATACGGATATAAATGGAAAAAATTAAAAGATTATGAAAGAGCATGATACATTGCAAGCGAAATGCTTTACTTGGATTTGGAATGAAAAACCAGAACTACGCTACCTATGCTTTACTACCCGCAATAACCTAACCATGCAGGAAGGTGATTTGCAATCGAAAATCAAGATGGGGCAAATGAAGGCTATGGGAACTGTAAAGGGAACTACTGATTTAATCTTCTACTTTGCCGGAAGGCTTTATGGATTTGATATGAAAGTTGGAAAGGACAAGCTAAGCAAAGAACAATTAGAGTTTCTTGCTCAATTAAAGAGGAATGGTGGAAATGGAATGGATATAAGAAGTCTTGAGCAGTTTAAGGAAGAAATACAAAGTATCTTAAATAATGGGTGCCTAACTTGCGAGGACTAAAAATAATAACTATATTTGTAAATACATGTTGCTTCATGTAAAACTAATTTATAAGTCCCTTAGAGTAAGTCAGGAAGCAGCAATTTCCTACTGAAATTTGGGACTATTTTTTATTATGGAAGAAATAGAAGTTTGGAAAGATATCCCTAATTACGAGGGGTATTATCAAGTTAGTAATTTAGGCAGGGTAAAAGGGTTAAAAAGGACTGTTCCTTTAATGTATGGACGTTACAGAGTCAATAATGAGAAAATTATAAAGCTACCTATAGATAGCCACGGATATTTAAAATGTAGTTTATGTAAAAACGGTATTGCAACCACAGAAAAAGCTCACGCCCTTGTGGCGATAGCATTTTTAGGACATATACCTAATGGTAACATTATAGTTATAGACCACATTAACGGATGTAAAACTGATAATATGGTTAGTAACTTGCAGATAGTAACTCATAGAGAAATACATCTACTTGTTTTAGAAAACTAGAAGATACTTTTTCGAGTCAATATCTAGGAGTTTCTTGGGATAAGCATGCTAAAAAATGTGTTTCTAAAATTAGGGTTAATGGAGAATCAAAGTATTTAGGTTATTTTTATACTGGAATCGAAGCATCTGATGCGTATCAAAAAGCTTTTAAAAATTTACTTAGTGTTCAAATTAAAAAATAATGTATATATTTGCACGATAAAATTATACTTATGCCAGAAGAATCTCCAGAACAAGGAATACTCCGAATAGTTGAACCCACACGGCAAACGGTTATGCTGGATGATGTTCGAGAGACATTTTCACGTATGATTGCTGCAGGGGAAGGTATAGAAAAAAGCTACAACACTGCTTACGGAGTAACTTTGAGTGCGTACGATGCAAATAATATGGCAATGACTTTATTGTCAAATAAATATGTAGTGGATCGCATTAATCAACTATATAAAGAACGCATGATAATGCGCAATTTAACGAAAGAAAGCGTGGTTGTCAAGTTAGCTGAAATGTTTGACGTATCACTTGTAGATTATTTTAAATCGGATATGAGCGGATTAAAAGATACGAGCGAATGGAGCGAACCAATGCGACTTTCTGCTAAAAAAATTGAGTTCGGTAAATTCGGTGTGAAATTCGAGATTGCGGACAAGCTGGCGATAGCGGACAAGATGATTAGCATGCTCGGGTATATTAATCCAGAGCAAAAGGAAATTACTGATTCAGGACTATCGAAATATACAGATAAAGAACTTGCTGAAATGGTAGGGGTTGAAGTGGATTATAAAGAGGTGAAAATTAAAAAGAAATGACACTAAGCGAGGCAGTTAAAGAGCTAAAATATTATCAAGAATGGAGGACGGGCGCAGATATTACGCAGCCTAATCTAAAAGACATAACAGAGGCTATAGATATAGCGATTCATTTAATGGAAGAATTAACTAAACACTAAATAAAATGGACATATCACTCTCACTTGCAAAACTTGCAAAAGAAAAAGGATTTAAACCTACAACAGTTAAATTCTATTCCGACAAGAAAAACGGTTCACGTAATTCAGCAGAACCTAAAAGTTTTAATACTCTAAAAGCAGATGAGCAATACGGTGAAATGTATGCTTGTGTTGATATTGAAGTACTTAAAAAGTGGTTCAAGATTAAGGTGGATGGTGAAGAGGAGGTTGTTGAGGCGTTGAATGGACACGTTGTTGGCTCATCGTCAATTAAAGAGATACCGATTACTGCCGTAGTGGTTGATATTCCTGATGAAGAAGAAAATTCCGAAATAATATCCGAAGAAGAAAATAAATAGCATGGAAGGAAATAAAATAGTCTTTAACAACAGTTTAGACCATAAGTCGGTTGACCTTTACGTATCAGAAAATGTAAAGGTATCACTTACCAAAGAGAGATATAGTCAACTTATATCTGAAATTATACCTGACATGCAAGACGATATTCAGTCATCTATAAACAGGTTTAATAATGCAAATGCGATGCGAGAAAAATGCATTGGATTTATAAAAGACATAAGAAATATATTTTATTCTGGCGGTTCGGATAGTGATTATATGTTTAAAAATGACATTGATACCATAAAAGAAAATGAAGAAAAACTAACAGAGATGTTAGAAAAATATTCACGACTACTTGGCTTTGAATAAATGGAAAACCAAACAATACTCGATAGACATTCACTCGAAATGAGGGCTGCCGCAAAGATTGAACTTCTTCGCAGGGGAACTAAGAGCGGTGATTTCTGGTCTTATTGCCTGTATTGGGATTATAAGTTTTATTCAAGACGACCTTTTTTAAAAGATATAGCAGTAATTTTACAACGTGTTTATGATTCATATAAGAATGAAGAAGTAATCAGGGTCGCTATCTCACTTCCGCCGAGAAGTGGTAAAAGTTACTGCGTATCAATGTTTTGCGCATTTATGTTAGGTCATTTCCCTGATAAATCAATCATGCGAAATACCTGTACATCCACACTATATGAAAAGTTAAGTAAGGATGTTAGGGAAATGGTGCAAAGTGACAAATGGTACGGGCTATTTGGTGTTCGATTACGCACAAAAGGCGTTAAAACTTGGGCTTTAGAAACTGCAACTCAAAGTAGTTATTTCGGTGGTGGTACGGGTGGAACTATTATCGGTATCGGAGCTTCAATGCTTGATATATCGGATGACCTTTATAGAGGTATCACAGACGCCCTCAGTGAGTCCGTAAATCAAAAGACAATAGAATGGTCAGAATCAGCAAGAGGTTCACGTGTAGAGCGTGGATGTTGCCAAATTGATGTAGGTACACGTTGGAGAACAAATGATATTATTGGTATCAATGAGGCTCGTGGCGATTATAAGAAAGAAAATATCATCAAGGTGTCGGCTCTCAATAAAAAGAATAAGTCTTTTTGTGAAGATGTTCAAAGTACAGAACACTACCTCGATGTAAAAAATAAGATTGCCGAACCGATTTGGTTTGCAGAATACCAACAAGAACCGATAGACATTAAGGGTAGACTGTTCGACCATGATGACTTAAAATGGTATGATGGCAAATTGCCTATCGATTCACACGATTCAAATTTGGGTGTATGTGACGTTGCTGATGAAGGACATGATTATTTGTCTGCTCCTTTTGCAAAGAAATACGGAGATTTGTATTACATTTACGACTGGGTTTTTACGGATCAGCCTGTTGAGGTTACATCTCCACTTTTAAAGGGAGTATTAGACGAAAATAACGTTAACCTCATGCGCTTTGAAAGTAATAATGGTGGACGTATATTTGCATTAGAGATTGCAAAGGACGTCGAAACTAATGTAACATGGCAGTTTACAACATCGAATAAAGAGACTCGTATCTTCACCGATAGTGCATGGATTAAGAATCATTGTGTATTTAGAAACGACGTAAAGCCGGGAAGTCAATATGATAGAGCATTACAACAATTACTGACTTATTTGGCAAAAGTAGAAAAACAAAAAGATGATGCTCCCGATTCTTTAAGTATGCTGCGCAGGTTTACTGACGAGATGGGATTTAACAATAAGGCGGTCGAGTCTAAAAGTGGTAGGAGTAATTGGGATAGTATAGAGATAGGAATTAATCAGATAAATATATGACCAACGAGGAGCGAATGAAAAGACGTGGCGAGATGTTTCGTTCACTACCTATGTCTGATTGGCATCAAATTATTGCATTTGAAAAGATTATACGAAACTATATAAAAATGAAAGAACTTTTAAAAAGAAAATAATATGGATGGTGAAGAAGTAGTATCATTGGGATTACCTCCAGTATTCCCAGATCATTTAGATATAGAGCAAATAAAAACTCTATCCTTTTCAGAACAGTTAACCATTCTACGCAAGAACTGTAACCGTATAACCTATGGTCAAATTGCGAGGGATATTCGTTTCTATGAGAATCATCACCCGATACATATAGACCAAGATAAGGAGGACTATTATGTAATGGAGGATGTAGAAGCTCCAGATGGTAAGATTGAAAAGAAGTCAGTCAAAGTCCGCCAAACAAAACTTGCCCTGCCGTATCCACAACAAATAGTCGCTAACATGGTGGCTTTCCTGTATGGAAATGATATTGATTTGGTATTGAACAGAAACAGAAACGACCAAGCTATTCAAGATGCGTTTGCTAAATTTACTGATATTTGGAATAAAGATTTACGCATGATGTCGCTAATTAAAAAAGCTACAAGAATGTGTGGAATTGAAACAAGGGCTGCAATACAGTTCATGTATGATGGAGTTAGTCTAAGAGGTAAGGTACTATCTTTTAAAGATGGATATAAGATTTATAGACATCGGGATGATGCAAATAAAATTGATGCTGTTACGATTGAATATAAGCGTGATAAGATAGTAGAAGGAGTATTACGAATGAATGTACCAACTATTGAAATTTGGACTGATTTAGGAGTTGATAGATACGAAGGGGTTACTTTTATTGAGCATATCGACAACCCAATGCAGACTAAAAAACTATTGTTCGCTTATCTCGAACAAGATGCTTCGGAGTTTGAATACGTAAAGGATTTGATTTCTCTTCAAGACTATTCACGCTCAATGCACTCGGATGTAAATGTTCGTATCGGTAACCCGGCATTAGTGGTTCATGGTAAATTATCCAAAAAACCAGTTTACAATGCAACCGTAAAAATATACGAGATTGATGGTGCGAGTGGATTTGATGCAAGTAAATCAGGTCAAGCCGACATGAAATACTTAGAGGTTACATCTGCTCCTGAATCCATTAAGCTTGAAATGCAAAATAATGAGAATGATATTTATCGCTTTACATGGCCTGACCTCAATAAGTTAATGACCGATATGAAAAATGGTAACTTGTCAACTCAATCAATGAAACTTACATTCTTACAGGCTTTTGTTAAGGTTGCAGAAAAACGTGAGATTCACGATGAGTTTATTTCAAGAATTATCAGTATAGTAAAAGATATGGCAACTGAGCTATATCCCGAACTTACAGGAATGAAGGATTTGGATATTAGTTTCAATTATAACTCTCTATTACCATCATCGGTGGATGAAACAGTTAATATGCTTGCAGTTGCTGTTGGCGCAGGGATTACATCCGTTGAGAATGCGGTTAGGATATTGACTATTAATACGCCTGAAACTATGGATGAATTAAATAAACAGAGTGCTGCGGAAGCTAAATTAAAAGCTAAGGTTGCGGCAGATGCTGCTGCTAAAGCTAAGGTTGAGGCTAACTTAAAAACTACTGCGAGTGCGGCAGAGAACGTAAGGAATCAGGGAGGGGTAAATTAAAAATAATATAAAAAATAAATAAAGATGGAAAAAATGACGTGTAGTATGATTATTGGTAAAATAGAAGAACAAGAGGAGGTCGGAATAAGAAATATAACTCTTATATTTGATTGTCCAGATGATGTTCATTCAGGCTCTATTATAGCAAAAGAATCCATAAATGATAAATTTTATTTCTTCAGAAAAATTGGCGATAAATTTAAAGTAGAATTTGAATCTATCGAGTAAAAGTAGTTTATTTTTATTAATAACAATCTTTAACTATAAAAATACTTTTATAAATAAAGAATTAATTATATTTGCAATAAATTAAATAAACACTATGATTGAAAATGAAGTAATAGTCAGTAAACTCCAATCGGAGGGGATTGATGAAAAGCTCGCAGGGGGTATTCAATTTGAAACGGTGGAGGCGTTAGATGCGTGGGTTGGTATAGCCAAAACATTCACAGCGAAACCGAGGGGCATAGAAGAATACAACGCAGACGAGTTAAAGAAATTGGCAGACGAAGGTAAGGTAAAAGGCTTGCAGGCTCTTCTTGATAAAACAAGATCAGAAGCAAAAGGGAAACCGACTGACCCAGCTAAGCCAGCAACAGAGGTTTCACCTGAATTAAAAGCGATACAAGACAAACTTGACTTGCTCATGGGTGATATTAAAACTACGAAAGAAACTACCGCAAAAGCTCAATTTGATGCCCACGTAGAAACAAAGACCAAAGGATTTGACCCATTAGAAGTAACTATGCTTAAAAGCTCATTGCCAATCACTGCTACAAACGCAGAAATTGATGCTGCTGCTGATAAGTATCGTCAATTAATGGTTAGTCGAGGTCTTAAATCTTATGCAACGAGTTCGAGTTCATCTGCTCCTGCTGGTAAATTAGACGCTGATTTTTCAAGTGCAGTAAAAAGTTTTGTGACTGATAAAACAACTAAAAAATAAAAAACTATGCCCTATTTTGTAAAAAATACCGCTCCCGCACCTGATCCAAAGATTTGGGATGAGCTTAATGCTTGTACCGATGGTTTAGGTGGTGGTGTATTGGATGTAACCGAATTGGATGCAGCTAAAAACGGTGGATACCTATTAAAAGGTGCTCCTATGTATTTGGATTACGCAACGAAAATGGCTCATGTGGTTAAAGCCGCTACCGTCATTACTGGTGGAACTACCACTGCTCCTCGTGTAAATAAAAACCACTTATTGAAAGTAGGTGAATTTGGTTATGTATCTGGAGATGCAGTAGCTATTACTGCTATTGATACCACTAGTGCTGCTTATGATGTGATTACTTTTGGGGCTGCCGTAACAGGCGTAGCTGCTGGAGCTATCATAACCCAAGCCACTGCTGCCGGAGCTACTCCCGCTGTAAAATATACAGCTAATTGCTTATTGGGTAATACCACTAAGATAATTGCCGGAACTTCGGTAACGTGCATTATATGTATTGACCAATGGGTTCCAATGGCACGTATTCCTCATTCTATTTCCGCTTTAACTGTTAGTGCTCTTAACCCTCTTATCATACTGAAATGATTTCATTTAACGAACTTATACAAGACCCTACGCAAT